AGCTATCTTCGAGATTATCATGAGCAATAGTGCACAGTTCTCATAGAAGAACCACGAGAAGATGACCCACTTTCTGAATACGCTAAAAGTATTGGAATTTGTGAGCATAAAAAAGAATTAGAGAATATCAAACCACAAGAAGAGTGTGAGCATGATTGGTCACAGGGATCAAAGGGCATTTTTACTTGCCAGAAGTGCTTCACCAATCGAATTACAGAAAACACCACAGAATGTGAGAATGAATGCAGAGAGTTTAATAGTGATGGGAAAATATCAGAATGCGTTGAGTGCGGTAAGGAAACAGAAGTCTTAAAACTAGGTGATAAGTGTTTAGTGTGGGATGGATTAAGAATACAAGATGCACTATTTATTGGGCATACTGAATTATGCGGTTACATTGCTGTAATAGGTGAAAACATGAAAAAATATGAGAGTGGAAGGAGTTTTAATTGCTCACATTTCCCTACCTGTGAACCCTTACCAAAGGAAGTAACAAAGGAAGAAGCTTTGGATGCTTTATGTGAACTGTGCACTATTGCTCATGATAATCTCGAAGATAGCTCCAATGATGAAAGTTACAATAAAGTAAAAGACTACATAAATAAAACCTAACTATGAACACATACAGAAAACTACAGAAACGAGTAAACGAAATACTTTTTCCAGATGGGATTCCTTTGGAGTTTGGTGTTGAAATTGACTGCTTCTGCAATGATATTTTTGGCTATGGTGACTTTTACCCTGAGGAATACTTTATTGGAGGAACACAGCTTAATGATAGGTTTCAAGACATTAAAGTAGAGGAATATATTACAAATGAAGGGAAAATAGAGATTAGAGGGTCTATAGGGCAGCACATTCTGGGTTTTAAGGAAATGGCAATAGATAAAATCCTTGGGAAGCCAGTAACGCTACAGGAATTAATAAGATCAGCAAGAGAAATTGGGCATGATGTTACTATTCAAAATTATCGAGGAAGACCACAGGGGGAAGAATGGACTATTCAATTCTTTGACGGTGAATCTACAGATACAGTTGAGTTTGATATAGATAAAGAAATCAAAGACCAAGACGAGGAAGTACTAGAAAGTATATTGAACCTAATAAACTAATACTTGAACGCAAATATAACTTATGATACAATATAACCGCAAAACAATGATTGAAAAACTACAACAACTCATACAAGATAATTTAGTTGAAGGACTAACAGTAACTCTTTCAAAAAGAGAAGACGGACAAATAGACTTAGAAGTAAAAGGAGAAACCAAGAGTACGAAAGCTGTTTTAAAAGAACATTGTTCTGATATGGAAGAAGATGAGGAAGAAGCATTAGCTAAAGGATTGGCAACGAGATACAACTACGGAAAAAGAACTAATCAACTGTAATAAGAATCTATGAATACTATGCCACCCAAATTCCTAATAGGAGAAGTAGTTATTTACAATAACAGACAAGAAACAATATTTTCAGCAGAATTCATAGCAGCAGAGTGGATCTATGAATTAGAGAAAGTCCAGAACATGGACCTAAAGATAAGAGAAGACTCTGCATTACTTATAAAGATAACCGAATAAACTATGCCAGGAGGAAGACCATTAAAGTTCGAGACAGTAAAAGACCTTCAACTAATGATTGATGACTACTTTACTGTAACTAAGAAGACTGAAGTAACTATTACAGGGCTAGCATTGCATTTAGATACAAGCAGAGAGACTTTGATGAACTAACGCAAAGTCATATAGTAATGACCATATTCCTCCACTATAGAATCCTGTTGGCCTAGGGAAGCATTTGAAATGAATGATAGGTATGAATGGCGTTTCTTTCATGAAGAATGGGTATCCGTTCTCTCCTGATCCTTCTGCTTCATCCACTACTGTTGCATTTTCTCCTACAAATGTCCCAAAGTAAGGCTCCTCAGATTGAATGTTGTAGTAATACCCTACCTCTACTAGCCTGTCTTCCATCTCTGTATGTTGTTGGTCCGTCTTATTCCAGTCTTCAAACTGTTGTCGTGACAATGGTAATCGTCCCCCTATGAATTTCTTATTAGGAAACAACTGTTTAGCCTTGTCATAACTCATCTCTTCGATTACAAGCAACTCTCCCACTGCTCCCTGTCCTGTTACTGATCGCATCCTTGTTGCAAACGGATCTACGTAAACATTCGTGAGGTTAGCAATTGAGTACTTGATTGGCGAGTCACTGTCTTTCTCTCCAAACCCCATTCTGATAAATGAGTCTCCTAATGCTGTAAACCTTCTAAACGTTCCCCAGTCTTCTGTTAGTGCATCGAACAGTCCCCCTTTGTCTTGTATTGTCTCTACTCCATCCCTCACTAATGAGAGTTCAAAGTTACCTATTCCATCTGCAGTAAATCGTCGTGCTGGTCGTTTCATGTCCTTCACTATCACTTTATGCGCTTGGAACAACAACTTACTCTTCACTTGGAACTGATTCTCACCTATCTCGAAACTATTGTCCGATCTTCGTGAGTTCCCCACTGAGATCATGTCAGTGTCCATGTAGAAGTCTACAAGTGTTTCCCACGTGTCTTCCACGTTCTCTACTGAAGCCCTTCGGACATCCCGTGCTCGTTCGTAGAGATCTAGCATTGCTATTACTCCTTTATTCGTTGCCCCTGATTTAGACGTAGGGTCTTGTTTACGCTGTAATGTTTCAGCCATAGTTGTGCAGTTATGTATTCTACACGCAGATCAAAATTATTCTACATTGTCAATATAATTTATCAAGCTATCTTCTGTGTCTTAGTCTTAATTGTTGAGTGTAATCTTTCATCGCATCCAAAGGTGTCGGTCCATCATCCCTCTTAAATCCATTTAATCCGTACCGTATTGCGTCCATGGGGTCACTGTACGTGTGTTCAGGCTCATTGAGTATTTTCCCGTCCTTATCTGTTTTCCACAAGTAATTCCTATAACACCTAATTGTGTTCACACTCCTCTTAGTCACGCTTATCTTTTGATCCTGCACGAACTGTATCCCCTGTCTCACGCTGTCCGGTCCCTTCTTCACTCCTACTATGTTAACGCCATAGTCTCTGATCTCAGCTATACTCTTAGGCTCCGCACTGTCTCCAATTGTGAGAACAGTATCTTCTTGGCTTAATATTATATTTGATATCTGCTTATTAGCTAATCCCTTCTGGTACGCTAACTCATCAATAATGAAACCTCCATTGTAGTAATAAATGTCTACTATAACTGTTGGATCATTACTGTATCCAAAATCAAGCCCTCTCATCTCTAGTCTTGCCTCATGTGGTATTTCGTCAATTATCTTCCAGTCCTTATAGATCTTCCCCTCCACTTCTCCTAGCTCTCCTAGTCCATACACTTGCCACCATCCCTTCCTGTTCTTACGTGATTCGATACTACTTACAATCTCAGGGCTCAGTGCTTCATTATCCTTGTATGTGAGTTTTATGAAGTCTACATCTTCCCTGTTGTCTTTTATTTCCGTGTAGAACCAGAACTCACTGGTGGGGTTCCAATCAAGGAACACGAACTCTATTGTACGTACTTCTATCTGATCAAACACATCCATCGTCAGGTTATTCGCTTCATTTAGGAACGCTCTGTCACGCCTCGCTCCCCGTAGCTTGTCACTCTGATCTGCTGAGAAGAACTCTATCTTGCTTCCTGTCTCTACCGTGTAGATGGAGTCTGTTGCGTTCCATTTGTTCTCGTTCCAGTATCCATGTCCTTGCATTATATTCTTGAAGTCACGTATCACTCCTCGTTTTAGATGCGGTGTGCTCTCTGATATGATACTTGTCAGCGTAGGTGTCTTGTCGTGCTGTGCCTTGGAGATCAAATACAAAAGAATAGAGACGCTCTTCGAAGCACTCGTTCCTCCTGAGACTGCTCTGATCTTCTTTCTAAGAGCTTTTATCTTCTTTGTTGCTGTAGTCTGACTGAATTGCATTGATTATAACATATTTATTAATCTTGTTAAGATCTTGCACCGTGCAGATCAAGTAAACAAGTCATTTCGACATTTATTCGTCCAGTGGAATGATCGGTGTTGGTATTTCTACTTTGAGGTCCTGCTCTGTTTTGTCTACCCAGCCAAAGTTCTTCAGTGCGAATATGTCTCCGCTACGCCCTTTTCTCCTTAGATCTAGCTCGTATTCAAGCTGCACTCTGTCCTTTGCTCTTTTTATAGTGT